GATACAAGTCGTCGTTCCACCTATCACTCGGTGCGGCATCATTGCTTAATCTTGATGTACATATCCACACTTCAAATCCATTATCTACTAAATATCTAGCATATTTTTGTACATCTTCTCTGTCTAATACGCCGTCAAAATCAAAACTTACTTTATACATTATTTGCTATTTCAGTTAATCTTTTTTCAGAATATTTTTCACAATTTTGAAATAATAAATATCCAGTTTGATAAAAACTAGGATTCTCTAAGTCTTTATCTAACTTTATTTTATCTAATCTTCCAACTACTACCAACTCTGGATTATCATTCCAAAATATACATTTATCACCTACTTTAATAGGAGTTTCTAATTCCTTTAATAAAGTAACCCACTTTAAATCTACATCTTGCCAAAATTTATATCCTTCTGGAGTATTACTCCAAGAGAATGCACCACATATAAAATTACGTGGTTTACTATCTTCTAAGAAATGCAAGTAGTTTATTACTCCATTTTCTATAAGAGCTTTTTTATAAAGTTCTTTTATATTATTTTCTTCTAAAAAAGCTACAAATTCATCAATAAGATTTTTCATATTATTAATTATTAAATTATTCTTATTAGCACCCTCTTCATTTGTTTAGAAGTAGGGTCAGGATAAATCAACTTATACAATCCTCATTTCAAGGCGCTTTCAATAAGCTTAAGAGTTGATGAGTCTCTCTTACTTATCTTGCTACTTTTTCAAATAGCAGTGGGGTATCATTTCACTTATGAACTCTTTTCCCCTCTACAGTGTCTTACTCACTGCAAAACTGTGGCTATAATTCTTCCTTATAGCTGGTGCAGGTCGGTTAAACCTGTCCTTTTGTTGATTTATCTTTGCTGAGGACTCATTCGCACCAATTTTATATATTGCTTCCTCCGAGCAAATGGTACGTCTAGGATTACTCCAACTATTCATAAGGAATAGTTATCTTGTCAATTCAAGATTAGTATCTTCTATAGAATAAGTCTATAAGGTATCAATGTTTAGCCTTTCTTGTCTATATTTGATTGATTTTGAATTTACTTTTAATCCATCCTATTAATTTATTATTTGTAATGAGACAGTATAATTCAAACCAGATAGACTCTAGTTTGTATTTAAAAGGATTTTTTAATTTATAATCTTCAAATTCTTTATGTAAAATAAAATAATCTGTAGCTCTTTTTCTATATTCTTCTGGAAACTTCTCTCCATACCAAAGTATTGATTTTCCCAAACACTCTGTCATTAAAGATAAGACTTTATCAAGCTCAAATAAGTTATTTCCTTCAATGGTTACTGGATCTTTAGAATATGAAGAAGGAATATCGTCTTTATAATATACCTCATATATACCAAGATATACTTCATTTTTGTATCCCTTCGCCATTACCCTATAATTCCAGTGGTCTTTACTGAGGTAATTCATCTTTCAATTCTTTTAAAAGAGCATCAGCATACTCAATAGAAGTTTTTGCTGCCCATTTATAATCAGTAGCATTAACTTGTTCAGGATTTGAGAGTAATCCTTTCATTGCTTCTATAGCAAAGAATTCTCTCTTTGTTATACCCTCCAACTTAATAAAATAATCTGTCATAATTAAAATAAAATTTATTATGTAAGTTCAAGATAATACCCAGTCATTGTATCCAACAAACCATTAGGATACTTTTCTAATTCTCCATTCCTATCAATATTAATTCTTTCTCCATTAAAAATACCATAGTAACCTGATACTTGTTGCTTTTTAATTTGCACCCTAATATCTAGAAATTCATACTCATTAACAGTTCCTAATAATTCACCATTCGGTGTATAAATTTGTAAGGTTGGAGGTACAATTTTATTAATTTGTATTATTTTACAACTTTAGTATAAATACCCAAATTATCTATATACTCTTCTACAGTTTCATGCATACTTTTTGTAGAGCTTGATAAGCTATAAAGTGCTTGTAACTTATCTAACCTACCTGCATAAAATTTAAACCTTTCATAATCTTCACTTATAATTCTAATTTTTTTGTTTATAGAACCAAAGTCATTACAGTCCTTTAACTCATTTAGATGCAACATAAGGGTTTCAAATGCTTTATTTGTGTTGTCTAAGAGTTTACTTAGGATTATTCTTAATTTTTTATATTCTACTGTTTCCATATTTAATTTTCAAAATAATTATTAACTCTAAAGAAGTCTTCTATTTGATCTTTTACTTCATATAGACTATTTATACCTCTTTCGTTAGATAATACTGTAGCTAAAGTTATGGCATTTATATCATATATACTTAATCCATATCCTCCAGCTAAATTTAGACTTGTAACTAGAGATGTATCATACCTAGTTAAATAATCCATAGCTTCTTTAGAGTTAACAAATTTCTTATGAAATCCATTTATGCTAGAAAGGTAATTAAAGATAGAATCAAAAGGATTGTTTTGATCTATCATATTTATATCAATAGAATCTACAATATTTTTATCTATTGGTAAAGATTCTAAAAATTCTTTAATTTGTTCATAAGTTTTCATTATATAAATCTTTAAAGAAATTATCCCTAAATTTCAAAATTATCAGGATATTTTGTTTGTAGTGGTCTATAGTCACTATCAGCAGTTTTACCACATTTAGGACATACCATTTTTGGAATTACTTCAGTATGAAAGTAATTATCATCATACCCACTTTTCTCCTCTTTATATCCGCAATGTTCACAGATATAAATTGCATGGAAGTCTCTACGATGTTGTCTTAAGATCTTATCTATTTTCATTTTTTTAATTTTATAAAGTAGGAGAACTACTAAGAATTCTCCTACTAACAACAAATGACTTTTTTATTAACTTTTTTCCAACTCTTCCAATTGCTTTTTTAGGCACTCAATTTCAATTTCCTTAGCTTCTTGGATTTTTCTTTTAACTCTTTCCTTTTCTTCTTTAAAGAAAAGTTTAGCCCTGTCATATTCTTTTTCAAGATCTTCAATTGTATAACTGAAAGGAAATTCAATAGTGCTTTTATACTCAGCTATATGAACTTTTCCAAAAGTAACTACATATTCTTTTCCTTCAGTAAAGTATGCAGATATTTTTTCAGAATAGTCCTCACTATACCAGAAAACAACCTCACGATTAGTTGGTTTTCTTTCCATAAATTCTGCATATTCAGTAGCTAATGCTACTAATTTTTTAATTATTTCTTCCATTTATTCAGTACTTTAGTATGGTATTCCATCATTTTCCCACCATTTTTTGAACAAGTTTTTAGCTTCCAAAATCATTTTATCTACAGCCTTTTCACATTGTGGACTTAATGGGAAATCAAATAGTCCATTTTCAGATAGTTTTGTTGATGGAAAAACACAGATATAACCATCTGCTGTCTTATTAAAGTCATCATAATATCCATCATTTAGGTCTTTCCTACATAAAAAGTGGTAGCAATCTCTTCCCATATCATCTTTATTATGCAAGAATAATCCAGGAATACCATTAACTATTTCTTTTATTACCAAATCACTTTCGGACATAAAGTCCTCAAACCAATCTAAAGTACCAACATAAGTTGGTTTATGATTTAAATATATTTCCATTTTCTTCTAATTTAAGATTCTTTCCACCAATTGACAAACAAAGTCATTGCTTCATTTATTGTATTTTCCACAGCTTCTCTACATTTAGGAGTTAGGGGAAAATCAAAAAGTCCTTCTTTATTTCCTTCATATTCTGGAGATATGTAAGCACATCCATTAGATGATATGTTATAAAACCTTTCATCACTTTTCTCTGTTTTCTTCTTACATATTAATCTGTCATCTTTCAGGTGTATTAAAAAAATACTTGGGGTTTCTTCTTCATTTCCTTTTATTACAAACTTGCTTTTAGACATGAACTTTTCAAACCACTTGAGGGTACCAAGTGCTGGCCCCTCAAGTTCTATTTTTAACTTATTTTCAGAAGCTTTCATAATTAAATATATTTACTGCATTTATCTTTAGGTTTAACTTCTCTTCTTATTACATAAGGAGTATAACCATTCATTTGATATAGTAGGATAGATTTTTTAATTTCTTTTTCTACCTCATTAATGTTTCTTCCTACCATATTACTGGCTTTAGGAAGACAATCGTCCCAGTAGTGACACTTTTTACTAGCAATACTAACTGCTTTTGTTATGATGTTGTCTTCTACTGAGACAACAACTGATGAAGAGTCCCTAAGAGATATCTCAGAAACTCGGAATTGAAACTTCTTTTCCATTTTGTTTTAGAGTTTTAAATTGTTACTTTATAGTATGTATTTTTTGATATTACTGTATAATAGACATAAGGTTCACCAGAAGTGTATTTAGTTTCATTTAGAGAATCGGATAAAATGTCCAAAGCTTCATCTAATGTTTTACCTATTAGAATGTTAAGATTAATTTTCCATCCATCCCATTGATATTTTTTAGGTCTTGATGTATCTTTTATTGAAACAATTGTGTTATGATTTATTTTCACAAAAGCTTCTGTATTAGAACCTAGATTTGGTTCATCTATGTAAATGCAGTAAAATTCTTCCATAGTTTATTTATATATTTAAAATTTATACTTAACAAACTTTAGAAACAGTAACTATTGCTTCTTTATCGACATAGTTTTGACTATTAGCATAAGAACTTACAACATCTATAGCTTCATCAATAGTTTTATTAATTAGTATGCTAAGATTTATTACAGGTTCCCTTGTTGTATTTGTAGATGCTATTATTACTTTATTAATTAAGCCATCTACAACTTCTGTTAATAGAACTATAGTATCTTCTAATAACCCCTTACTTATCCAAATAAAATACTGTTCTGTCATAGTTCTAAACAGGATATATACGGTTTTTCAAATTTATATTCTTTTGGTTCAAGCATGATAATAAAAATATATAGATAAAAATGATTAATTTTTGTTTATAATTTCAAATTAGGTGAACTAGTAAATTGAAAATTTTGTTTGATCCTTGTTTTGTAAAATAAGTTGAATAGATAGTGAAAAATGGATTTTAGGTATTTGTAAAGGATTATAAGATGTTTTAGGATAAACGATAAATAACGACCCATTTTCACTATAAGAAAGTAAATTTGAAAGATTGAGAATGTTTAGAGAGTAGGGGAATAAGGTAATACGATCTCTTTACCCTACTTTACTCTACCCACAACTATTTACATCTCTTATTTTACTATTCAACTATTTTAATTTTTAAGCATTATATGTTTAAATATCAATATCTCTGTTATATTAAAAATATTATTAAATATGCAATTTATAATTTTTATCATATTAATATTATTAATAATAAAAAATACAATACTAGTTAATAAATTGCATAATTGATAAGAAATTTAATATACAGATTACAGATATGATTATAATGTATTTCCAGAATAATATTTTTTAATATTATTACTTCAATTCATTATAAACTTTATCCAAGAAAGATTTTCCTAGATCAGCAATGTTATCACTTAGAGATTTACTGTGATCATATTTCATAGATCCAGATACCCTATTATGGTAATCATTTTCTACAGACTTATAGTACATTTCATCCTTTTCAGGATCATACTGTACATGACAATATGAATGTACTGTCTCTCCAGAACTAGCAATAATGTCAGTTCCAAGAAATGGAAAAGTTACTTTATCAAATAGTTCTTTAACTATTGATGGATTGCTTTTTATTTCCATAGTCTAAATATTTGTAATTATTCCCATTACTATTTGAAATAGTAAATATATACTTATAACAGATAATGTTATAGTATAGAAGTTTAATTTCTTTTTCATTTTTTAGAAATTTGTGATAAATAAAGACCAAATACTTCTTCTAAAGTAGCTTCAGAATAGAAAGAAGATTCTACTAGTTCTATCTTATCTACACCCAAAACTTTAGGATAATCAGTCCTACTATAGATTGGATATATATCAGTATCAACAATTTCAGCAGTATTCTCTTCTTTATTAGTAGCAGGATTTAATAAAGTACAATACTCTCTGTCAAACCCTTCTTGTTTTCTGGTAAAACAATATACTTTATCAGATCCAATATTTACAATCCAAAGAAGATTCCAAATAGGAACTTCAGCATCCTTAATATTCTCAGGAAAAACACATGGAATAGAATTCTCTATTATGTATTTCTCATACTCTGGGAAAACTCTTCTTAAGAATTTTCCTCTTATATTCTGCATACATCCTTTCTTAACATTATAGATGTCGCCTGTTTCATGTATGTAATAGTTGTACATATTTTAGTTATTTTAATTTACCAACAAAAATGTAAGGAAGTCCATTATCAGTATAATGCAACTCATACCTATATAAAACAGTATCGGCATAGAAACCAACAAAATCCATAACTGATGGAATATCATTTAATATTTTCTGTTCTAAGATTTTATCTATTTCTATAACCTCATTTTCATTTAAATTACTTCAGTTACAGGAATTTGTCCAGAATTCAGAATGTCAAAGAACAAGTTAGCAATCTCTTCTGGACTACTAACTAATGTATTTGTTGTTTCCATTTTTATACAGTTTTATGGTGTGCTACTTTAACTTTTCTTCTCCTCCTTCTCTCAATCTTTTCTTCATAAGGAGGTTTGATACCAAGACTTTTTAATATCTTGTACTTTTTTACTCTACCTTTAAAGTCTGGATTGCCAAGATTCCATACTTCCTCTAGAGAAGCTTTTCTAGCATAGCTGAGAAGTTCTGCTTCTCCATCAGAATTATTCTCATCCTTCATGTAAATAATCATATCTACATCTACTATTCTTACATCAATAGAATGTATGTCATCATTAGTTACATAAAGAATAGCATATTCTCTTTTACCATTAATTTCTCTAGTAAAAGCAATAACATCATAAACTTCCTCTCCTTCTATCTCTTTAGTTTCCCAGAGATATATCCAGATTGGTAACTCTGGTTCTGGTAAACCTTCTGGAAATTCTACTGGAGGTAGTACCTCCATTAGATAATCCATTTCAGAATCAAATACCCTCCTCAGAAAGTTTCCTGTAGAAGTTTGAAAACATCTTAACTCTGTGTTAAGAATGTTTCCATTTGAAGACAAATAATACCTGTGCATGATTTTTTGTTATTTAATTATTGCCTACTCTTTTAAAGGGTTTTCGGCATCTCCCTTATAATAATACTGCTTGGAATATTATCCAGCAGTTTAGTTGGAAACTATACCTCATATTTACACAGCATAGCTTTCCAACTATATATCTGTTATACTCTCTGTAGGTTATACAAGAGATTTCTTCTCCAGACAAAGCTCTAAAGATATTATCATCTCCATAATAACCTACGAGAGTATAGATTTTATTCTCATCCATATTCTCTTAGAAATTATACTTCGATAGTTTTTATAGAACTATCAAACTATTCAATTGAAGTACTAAAGAATACTTCAATTTAAAAAAAAGATAGAGAGGTTTCCCTCCCTATCTTTCTTAACGGGCTATTTTATGATAAACTCATAGCCCGTTGCGGCTTCTGTGCAGGACAGAAGCGACTTCTTGATTTCAGCCTCACTCTCAGGGGTTACTGCGCCTGCATCGACAGTAACCTCGTCAAAGGTCTCAGCACTTTCTAAGTACTGAGCCTTGTATGCCCGAATTTCAACGGGCTTAGTTGAGAATGCTTTACCAGCCAGGTTTGCAAGCTGCTCATCCTGGCTTTTTCCAAATTTCCTTAAATCGGTCAAACGTTGCATACGCAACATATACCGACCCTTTCTTTCACCCGTCCTAATCTGGACGAGTTCAGGTAATATGTTACTCTTTGTCAGCGCCGATTCGCTGACAAAGTCCCCTTTATCAGTGAGGTAGCCCAAACTTTGCACCTTTCGAGTTGTACCATCGGGTTGTTCCAACTCAAATTCTTTCAATACGGGCGTAACAAAAACACCGCTTTCGGGCGTCCTTTCAAACATTCTTGCGGCGTTTTTAATTCTTTTCTCACTTTGTCCTGCTTGCTTGCGCAAATCACTAATTAATTGAGGGGTTACTTTTTCTTTTTCCATTGTTTTAAAATTTTATTTGTTTGTTAAATTGGCAAGACAAAAACAAAACAAATTTGCTTTTCCTGCCCAGCAAGGTTGGGGGTAAGTATGGAAACAGGTTACATATATATGTAATAAAAAAAATTTAAAAAAAAATTTATAGGTTACATATATATGTTACAAAAAATAAAAAAATTTAGAATTTAGGTTACTTGCATATATAATAAAAAAATTTTTAAATTTTTCATTATTAGAAGGTTACATACACGTGTAATAAAAAAATAAAAAATTTTCTAGGTTCCACATATATATCATAGAAAATAAAAAAAATTTAAAAAAAATTTTCAAAATCCAGAATGAAAAAAAAAATAAAAAATTTTTCCGATTCTCACAATATAATATATAGTACGAAATGTATATAAGTTATATTACATAATATATTACCTATACTATTATATATACTAACACTATATTATATATCCAGAATATACTATATTATATACTAATAAATTCAGAATATATTATACTTTCTATATTATATACTAATATATTAAGATATTATACTTATTCTATTATAAAGAAATAATTATAAGAAGAATATAAGTAACATATTATATACTAATATTAAAAATATATACTATAAAGTATCTTCTATATTATATACTAATAAATTACATATATAAATACACAATATTACTATTATATACTACTATTATGTATATATAATATAATATATACAATACTAATTCATAAATTGCATTTTTTCAAGAAATTTTATCTATAAGTTACAGAGTAGTTTGATCATCTTAAAAGTACATAAATAATTTTTTATATACTAATTATTGTATTCTATATTAATAAGAAACTTAGATATTAAAAATATTTATAATTAGTATTTTACATAAAAACAAGTTTATACTTTTGTATGCAACTAGGATATTATAGATGTTAAAAATTAAGTTAAATAATTTGTTAACTTAATTTAATACTATTTAAGATATATTATAATCAATTTAAAATATGAATTTATGGAAGATGTTAATAAGAGAATTGACAACTTAGAATCAGTAGTTAGAAATATATCTAACAAACTAGAATTGTTTTTAAAAAGTTACAGTGAAAAGCTTGAAGCTGAAATACTAGAAGAAAAAGAGAAGGAGGAAATTAGACCTCACTTTGAAACAGATTGGACACCTGCTCCAGAGTATATAGTACCTCCAGAGTATAAAACAGTTGTAAAAGCAGATAAATTAGAACTATTAAAGATATATCTTACCACAGTTAATAAATTACTAGAGTAATGAATGATATAGAACTATTATCTAAGTATATATCTGAATTAGCTGAGGCAGAATTTAGATACACAAAGTCAGAATCAGAAGATAGAATAGAATATTCTATATTTGGTGACGAAAATGAATTAATATTAACAATAACAATGTATAAACAATGAAATTAAAGAATTTTTTAGACGTACTGAATTTAATATTTGATAGTCAGTATAAATTAGAAAGGGTGTATGAAAGAATAGATAATATTATATACATAGAATACAAAGTAAAAAAGAATGTAGAAACTATTGTAGATGTAGAACTAATGGCTTCTTATGGATTCCTTGATAAAGCAATAGACGAAATAGAAAGAATAGTTTTAGATCAAATGATAAAGGAGACTAAAAATGAACTTGGTATCGACTAGAAAAATATATATATATCATCCTGTATCTTTAGGAGTGCCTCCAAAAATAGAGGGTAAAAGGTGCTTAACTGTTGAAACTAGAGATGGAATTGATATATTTGAATACTGTGATGACTCTGAACCCGAAGAATTGGTTATGATTAATAAAGTATTTTTTAAGTAGTCAAATAAGGGTATAGTTAATTAATTATTTTATTAAAAATATTATTTTAATAAATTAATAAAAATAAATTTCATAACTTTGTAATATGGTAATTAGAGATATATTAAATGAGTTCAATTTCAAAGAAATATCTGAAAATGAGTTTCAAAATGGTAACTGGTTTGTGAGGTTAGATGAATTGGATGGTTCCAGTTTTGAAATATTTTCTGATCCAGAAATTGATAGAAGATATTATTATGGATCCGTCAATAAACTTAAAGATTATTTAGAAGAAATAAAGGGGCTTTTATAGTCCCTTTATAATATGCCTTCTTAGTGTAACGACAGCACAATTGTCTTCAAAACAATTAGTAGGGGTTTGAATCCCTTAGAAGGTGCATGAAATAGATTAAAACAGTGTCTATTGTATTTAGAAATAATTAACATGCTAGAACTTGATTTAAGGATAATAGAATTAAGAAAAAAAGGATATTCTTATAAAGAGATAAGACTAAAATTAGGAAATCCTTCTAATAAAAAAATTAGAGAGGTTCTTTTAGAGAATTGTCCAGAACTTGCTGGAGATACTGAAGAATGGAGAATTTTATATAAAAAAGCTTAATATATTAAGTAAATATGATATATTTTAAAAAGTGTATATATAAAATCATGGAGCCTTTTTGGATAGTATATATTAATTATATATTAAAAAAAGAAAAATTTGAGGATCGATTAAATAAGAAGATGGTAGATATTATTCTTGGTATAGAACCTCAAGATAAAAATAGTTTTACACAATAGTCAGTATGATATATGAAAAAGAGAGAGATTTATATATATATCTCTAGGAAGTGATTGTATTCATATTAATCAATGACTTAGTCAATATAACCTGCTATCTATGGCAGGTTATATTATTAAATAAAAATACTATTAATCTGAACATGGGTAAACAAAAGAACAGACTCCCTAGTTATTATCAGGAGTCATTAGTTAAAGATTTTCAACCTAAAACTAAAAAGCAAGAAGATTTTATTGATTTAATAGATAAAAAAGAAATAGTTATCTGTAAAGGGCCATCAGGTAGTGGAAAAACTTATGTAGCTTTAGCAAAAGCACTTGATTTACTTGGTGGATATTATAAACAAATTATAGTTATTAAAAGTTTAACAGTTGTGCCAGAAGAAGATTTGGGAGCATTACCTGGAGATGTATCTAAAAAATTAGATCCATATATTATGAGTTTTACTTGGAATATAGATAAACTATGTGGAGAAGGTGCAGCTAAATCTTTAATGGATAAAAAGTTGATTAGTGTTCTTCCTATAGCTTTTGCTAGAGGTATAAGTATAGACAATAGTATTGTTATTATTGATGAGGTGCAGAATTTATCTTTTCACACTTTTAAAACATTAATTACTAGAATAGGTAACAAAAGTAAGTATATACTAATGGGAGATACTGAACAAATAGATAGAAAGAAAATGGAAGACTCTCCATTAGAAAAGATATTCGATATATTTAAGGATGATCCATTAGTAGGAACTATAGAATTTACAGATGAAGATTGCGTTAGAAATCCTATAATCCCAAAGATACTTATAAAGTTACGAGAGAATGGGATATAGTACATACTAATAATTAAATATAAATTTTTTGTATAAGCATATTACTTTTAATAGAGATTATTAGTAGTATGCTTATTTTTATTTTAACACTATTTTATAATTTATTCTATAAATTAGTTGTAATTTTGCATGTACTACATGTAGTAGAAATAAATAAGTGTAATTATGTTAGAATTTGAAAAACTTCAAGTAGATAAAGAGAATGATGAAGTAAGTTATAATGATGAAAATCATACATATTGGACTAAAGGAGATCTTCAAAAGTGTATATCGGTAACAACTTTGATTCATAAATTTTCTGTTTTTGATGAATATTTTTGGAGTAAGTATAAAGCTTTAGAAACTTTAGTAAATCCAGAAGATTTTAAATATATTAAATCTGATTTATTAAAAACTAAAGTATTTAATATGAATATTTTAAAAGACTTAAGTATTGATGAGGAAGTATTTAATAATCAGGTAGATACTATATTAGAAGAGTGGAGAGATAAGAGAGAAAGAGCTTGTGCAAGAGGTACAAAAATTCATAAAGATTATGAACTTAAAACTTTAGCAGGAGATTACTCTGCTTTAAAAGAATATAATTTACCAATATTTTCAGATGGTGGAAAATTTTCTGTAAATACTTCTAATAAAATTGAAGAAGGATACTATGTATTACCAGAAGCTTTATTAAGTAGAGTATCTGATGATGGTATTCTTAGATTAGCTGGACAAGCAGATCTTATAATAGTAAATGGTAATGAAGTTATCATATTGGATTATAAATCAAATGCTGAAATAAAGACTAAATCTTATTTTGATAGAAAAAAGAAGAAAAGTGAAAAGATGCTTTATCCTTTAAATCATTTAGATGATGTAAATTACTATCATTATGAACTTCAATTATCTACTTACGCTTGGATTATAGAAAAAAATAATCCTAATTTAAAGGTTACAGGATTGTATTTGTTGCATCATGATCATAATGACAACAAAACAGTTTATAAATGTGAGTATAGAAAAGATGATGTAGAAAGAATGCTTTCCTTTTACAAAAAAGAAATAGCATATGAGGATTATAAAAGGAGGAATAAACAATGGGGCTGGATCAAATAATATCTGGACATATTAAAGAGTTACTAAATCAAGAGCAAGACCTCTTTAATGAAAGAATAAAGATTTGTAGAGAGTGCAAATTATTAACTAAAGACAGGATACTTGGAGAGATATGTGATAAGCATAAATGGATAAATCCAAAAACTGGAGAATTATCCCTTATACAGATAGATGGTTATATAAATGGTTGTAACTGCCGCATTATGGCAAAAACAAGAGTACCTGAGGCTCATTGTCCATTGAAAAAGTGGTAGATGTTATAAATATTATACTCAGGTAAGAAAAAAATAGAGATTTTAATAATGAAAACAATTAATGGTAATGAAATTATGGGAAATGAATTAGATCAACTTAGGGGTAAATGGAATATGTCAAAAAATATAGTAGTTCCTACTAACCCAATAGCTGCTGAAGCTAGAAAATTAGAAGAAGAAAAGAAAGCTGAAGAGCTAGCACAAAAATTAAAAGAAGCACACTTAGCAAAACAAAAAGAAATTGAAGCAAGATTAGAAGGATTAGAACTAATTCCTAATGGAAATAGGTTAATTTTGATGCCTTATCCGTCTAATCCTTATGTAAAAGTAGTAACTGATACTGGTATTTTTATAGAACCAAACGGAAAATACTTTAATACTGATACAGGAGAGATAGATCAAGCTAAAGAACTAGTTGCTTGTGCTAAAGTAGTAGAAATTGGCCCAGATGTTAAATATATAAAAATAGGAGATGATGTGTACTATGATTCTAGAACAGTGTATCCACTCCCTTTTATGAATCTAGGCTATCTAGTAACTTCTGAGCCGCAGATTATAGCTATTATAAATAATGATTTAAAGATAAGGATGGGGATAAAGTAATGGAAGACAAAGTTTATTTTTTGCCAGGAGATCTGGTTACATTAAAAAAGGATATGCCAAATAAACCAACTATGTTGGTAGTTAAGAAAGTAACTAGATATTTTAAAGAAAACCCTTATTTTCAGGGTATATTATGTAGATGATTTACAAAAGATGGAGAATTGCAAGAGGCAATATGAAATACCAAAGACTTGACTAAACTTTAATATTACTCAAACTGAGTAAACTTAATCAATATGAAATACAATAAAGAAAAAGTAAAAAAATTTCAACCAGGAGGTAAGACTCCACAACAAATAATGGCTGAAGCTAGGGCTAATCAGGCTGAATGACGTGCACAGCAAGCTCAAATTTCAGATGCAATAGCAAAAGATGCAGAAGAGACTGCACGGAGAGACAGACTTTCTCAAATACAGGTACCAGCTGCTACTCCAAGTTTAGGTACAGTTACTAATAAGTTTAATAGTGATATTAATAGTCTTGATAATCTTTCTTTTGGACAAGCTTTTTCAAAGGCTAGGCAGAGTGGTCTTAAAACTTTTAAATATAAAGGAAAACTATATACTACTGAAATAGCAGATTCAGGTAATAACCAAAGTGGCTCAGATAAATATTTTACTCCTGTTGGAGGATGAGAAGAGTGAAAAAATATACGAAATATTATTTTACAACAGCCTGTAGATAATACTTCTAGTAATACTAGTGCAGAGACATCTACAGAATCTAAATCTAAGTCTTCAACAAAAAATACTAAGACTACCACTGGAATAGTAAATACAAATAATAAAAAGAGTGTTCCAAATAGTTATCTTACACCTCCTAATGGATGAGGCGCAAGACAAAATATATGGTATTATTTTGGACTAGTGCCTCCTCCTCCAAGTAATTATTCTGAAAAAACTCCGAATACGTATTTTATACCAACTAATACTTATATGCCATCTAATGATGTTGCAGCTTCAAATAATTTTTATCAGAAAGGCACTAATTGGGAATCACGTATTAATAAAAATTGAATAAATAGTTATAAAAAAGGAGGCTCTATTCCAAGATTAAATATTATTCAAGCCATACTAGGTATGAGACCTGATAATAAAGTACAATTGAATTCTGAAGAATATGGTTATTCTTATAGAAGACCGTGAGGAGATGCAATCTATTCAGAGATTGTTAAAAAAATCCCATATGGTAATGGAACTCTAACTTCCCAAAGAAAGATTGTTAACCCATTAACACCTAAAGCTGATACTATATATACTATGCCATCTGGAGATAGAGTTACTAGCCCAGAAGATTTAGCTAGGTATAAATATAAATTTAAATTGCTAGATTCACTAGCTAGTAAAAAACAAGAAGGTGGAACTATAGATATGAATGATGAATCAGAAGATAGAGAACAGTTAATAGTAAACTTTGCAGCAGAACTCTTAAAAGCAAGTGGATTAAATGAAGAAGATATAGTAGATGATGAAGGTAATATAAAGGAAGAGTATGCTGGGTTTTTAGTTGATGCTATAAGTGAAGTTGATTCTCCAGAATTCTGGGAAGAGTTTAAAAAGTCACCTACTACTGTTGTAGAAGAATATATAAAGTCTAAGACTCCTGAGAAAGTAGAATATGCTAAGAAGGGAATGAAGCTTAAACAGTTAAAAAGTAAAAAGAACAGAAAATGCAAGTGTGGTTGTGATCTTGTTCTTAAGAAAGAAGCTGGAGGAACAATAGTTGAAGTTTGTTCTTGTGGATGTAAAAATAAATAAATATGCAATATTTTAAATTTAATAGGGAAACTAATAATGTGGAAATCCTAGATGATCGAGTATTAGTAATAAAAGAATTCAGAGCTTTATTAAATCCTAAAAGGAATAAGACAAAATCTGATCCTTCAGGAGAAAATCAAGAACTAGCACAAAAAGAATTCATATTTATGTTCTTATATTTTGACTGAGAAAGTCCATATTTCAAGTTTTCTGAAGAAGATAGAAGATTAGCAGCCATTGAAGATTCAGGACTAACAGATAAAGAATTAGAAGATCCTTTATTTATAGAAGCATGTAATAAATACAATGACTTACAAGAAAAAAATCAATCTATAAGACTGTTAAAAGCTTGTATGACTACAATTGATAATGTTATTTATTATCTAAAAAATGTAGATGTAAATGAAAGGAAAGATGGTAAACCTATATTTAAAACTAAAGATATTATCGCTGAAATCAAGGGTGCTAAAGATCTTATAATTTCTATTAATGAGTTAGAGAAGGAAGTTAAAGAGGGGTTGTCTAATGAAACTACTTTACGAGGTGACGTAGAGCCAGGATTTTATGATTAGTTATGGGAGCAATAATAGAAGGACAGTATTGAGACTATGGGCCTAACGATACTATAGATTGTTTTGATATAGAGAAATCATATTTCTTGACAAAGTATAGACCTATAAATGACAAGGAAGGTTTAGATTTTAATCCTGATTGATTTAGAGAAGATGCTATTAGGAAACAATCCACTGGAAGATATTCTAATACAATATATGGAACTAGAAAATATAAAGAATTCTGGGATGAAAGAATGAGGAGGTGTATAGAAGGTTATGAAGTGAATGGTTATAAAATAACAGGAGATAATTATTTCTTTTTAAATTTCTATAATCTAAAAACTTCTGAGATAGATACTATTAATCAAACTTATGGTTTTCCATCTTTTCTAGTTTTTCAATATGAATATTTCCATTATATAGAAATGTGTCAGTTGTTAGGTAAAGATGTTGCAGTATTAAAGTCTAGGGGACTTGGATTTTCAGAAATGGCTTCAGCTATAGCAGTAAATCACTATACTATGATTCCTAACTATAGGATATTAGTTACTGCTTATTCTAAAAAACACTTAGATCCAACACTATTAAAACTATGATACCAATTAGACTGACTTAATGAAAATACTGAAGGAGCTTTAAAAAGGGTAAGAATGGTAATAAATACTAATACTCATAAAAGAGCTTCTAAAAAAACAAAAGATTCAGCTGAAATAGGACGAATGTCTGAAATACAAGGAATAATCGTAGATGAACCAGATAAGTTAAGAGGTGACCGTGTACAAATGTTAATCTATGAGGAGGCTGGAGCAGATCCAGAACTTTCTAGGAAATGAACGAAGGGAGAAGCTCTTATAACTGTGTTAGGTGGAAAAAGAGTTGGTATGCGAATAGCTTTTGGTACTGGTGGTTCATCTAAAGCTGGATCTATGGAAGGATTAAAAAATATGATTACTAGTCCAGAATCTTTTAATCTTCTCCCAGTAAAACACAATTTCACAGCTGACGGCTCATATAAAACTACTGGAATGTTTATTCCAGCATATAGAATTGTCTATTCTTTAATTGACAACAGAGGATATTGTAATAGGGATAAAGCTATAGAATGGTATAATAAAGAAAGAGAAAAGAAAGCTTTAGATCCCAAAGAATTCATGAACTATAAAACTGAATTCTGTTTTACCATAGAAGAAGCACTTCTTCAAAAGGAAGATAATATGTTTCCAAGAGAAGAGTTGACAGAACAGCTTACTGCATTGGATATATATAAAACTATAGATCCTCCTAAAAGAGGATATTTAATTTGGGAAACATATAAGGATGGAGAAAATAGAGGAGAAAGAACTGGAAAAGTTTTATGAAGAGAAGATCCAAATGGTAATATATATATAGCAGAACATCCTTTATTAGGAGATAGTGGGGCTGGATTTAACAATTTATATGTAGGAGGTATAGACTCTATAGATATAGGTTCTAAAGATTCAGCAACATTGGAACAAAGCAAATTATCAGATTTCTGTATTCTTATAAAGAAAAGAGTATTTGGTTTAAATCCTCCACAATATGTAGCTATGTATAAGGATAGACCAAAAGATCCTAGAGAAGCTTACGAGAATGCAGCAAAACTACTAACATATTATAATGGAGCAAAAGCAGTTCTTGAATCTACCAGAACAGCCTTACTTACATATTTTAGAGATAAAAAATATATGTACATGCTTATGAAGAGACCTAGAGCTACACTATCTGATGTTTCTAAGTCTAATTCTAATATGTATGGAGCACCATCTAATGAAAAAACTATAAATCACGGTAGAGAACTTGTCTATGATTTTTGTTTAGACTATGCTAATACAATAACATTTAGAGAAATGTTAGAACAACTATTAGGATACTCTGATGAAAGAAAAAGAGAGTTTGATATTGTTGCTGCTATGATTATGGCTGAACTGGCAGATGAAGAGTTATCTTCAAAAGTTCCAGTTGAAAGACAGGAAGTAGCTAAAAACTTTAGAGATTTTGGGTGATGGACAGATAGTAATGGATATAGACATTATGGGGTAATACCTAAAACAGACTGAGAAAAAGATGCGAATAGAAGAATTAGAGAATACGATTCGTGACTATATAAAGACTTTATATAAAGCAACTTATAATAGAAGATTAGAAGTAACTAATGATAATGGAGTTTACTCCCTAATCTTAGGTATTCCAGATGATGTGATGCCAACAACTATAAGTTTACAAACAACTGATCCTCAAGAATTTCTTTCTTATATATATGAAGAATTAAAAACTAGAAATTATATGAAGATATATTTTTATCAAGTTCGGAGGACTGGAAATCTAAAAAAATATGAAATATAGTGAAAAAGAACAGGAATACATACACGAGATAGATAGAGCTATAACAGAATTAGTTTATGAAAAAATTAAACTAATAAAAGCTTATAACTATTATCATGGAAGAAGAGATCCTGAACAATTTAGGCACTTAGAAGAAAACTATGGTATTGGTACTCCAACATCTGTTGAATTTGTTCCTTTAGTTAGGAAACATATAGATGTGTTAGTTGGAGAATACCTAACTATACCTATATTACCAAAAGTATCTTGTAAGGACAAAGAGACTCTGTCTAAAATAAGTCAGGACAGGTTGAAATATGTTAATCAAGCATTAGCTGATAGAATAAAAGAACACATAAGAAGCATAATTAATGGAGAATATAGTGATAATCCTAGATTATCTGCCGAACTTGATGAGTTGCAAAAATCTTTAGAAAGTAATTATATATCTGAATATGAAATAGCTGCTCAAAATATTATTGAATGAGCTATGCAGTCTAGAGATATAGATTTTTTAAATAACGGAAGATTACTATTAACAGATCTTCTAATTACTGGTACCTGTTATTACAGAACTCTAGAAAATGCAGAAGGAACTAATGTAGATTTAAAAGCTTTAAATCCATTACATACTTTCTTAGATAGAAACTTCTCTTCTAAGTTTCATAAAGATTCTCAAAGAGTAGTTATTAGGGATTATATGACTAAGAATGAAATACTTCAAAATTATGGAGAACTTTTAACTCAGGAAGATATAGATTCTTTAGATACTAGTTTATATGTTGATAATGATTCCACATATGTCAGAAGTTTTGGAGATTCTATAGTTGGAGTAGCTGACCCATCATCTGAAGGTATATTAGGTGGATTTGAAGTAACTCCTTTATATAATCTTAATTCTAATTTCAAACTTAGGAGATTTCCAGTTTATGATGTTGAATGATTACAAGTAGATAAAGAAGATGGTAAATTTATCACAAATAGGTATAGAGGTATAAGAATAGGATATAGTATATATATTTTAATGGGTAAAGTTAATAATGTTACTAGAAGTGTTTCTAATCCTACTAAATGTGGTTTGTCAGTAAACGGTGTATTTTACTCTGATAGAAATGGTAATCCATTCTCTTTAATATTAGCAACAGCAAATCTTCAGGATAAATGAGATGTTATTAACTTTTATAAAGACAATTTAATAGCTGAATCTGGCACTAAAGGAGACTGGATTGATTTAGCATATCTTCCTAATGTATTAGGAACTGACCTTGCAGAAAAAGTTATGAAATGAAAAGCTTATAAAAAGCAAGGTACTGCATTAATAGATTCTTCACAAGAGGGAACTCAACCTATGAATACAACTTTTGCAGGATATGATGATACTATATCTTATCAGGCTATGCAAGCTTTGGATCTAGCTCTTGAAAGAATAGAAAATACCTGTAGTGCAATTACTGGAGTATTTAGAGAAAAATTAGGAGGTATAGAACAAAGGGATGCTGTAACTAATGTACAAGTTGGTATAAGGTATTCTAGTTATACAACTAAACAATTCTTTTATATGATGGATTTAGTGACCAGAGAAATATTACTAGATCTATTAGATATGTGTAAAATCGTGTTTAAGGATGGAATTATAGGAACTATTATACTTGGTGACAGACTTAACAAAGTATTTACAGCTTTACCAGAATATTATACAATGACTGATTTTGATATACATATTACAGATACTTCTGAAATGATAAAAGATTCTGAACTGTTGAAACAATTGAGTTTTGAATTCTCTAAGAATAATAATATTGATCCTGAAATTGTTATAGATATTATAACTTCTAAGAGTCTTACTAAAATGAAATCTGATGTAACTAATGCTATTAGAAAGAAAAGAGAAGAATCAATTGAAGCTATGCAAATGCAACAACAATTAGAGGCAGCTTCAAAAGAAGTTCAGAGGGCTCAAGAAGAAATTAGAAAGTTACAATCTCAAGTACAACAGCTTAACCAAGAGAAGTTAAATATTGAAAAAGAAAGATTAAATAAAGAAACTGAAGTTGCTTGGTATAAAGCTAGAACAAACAGAGATCTTAAAGAAAGAGAACTAAAAGTAAAAGAAAATCAAGTTAAGGCTGAAGTTCTTCAACTTTACGATAGTAACAGTAATAATAATGAAATAAAAAATATATAATGGAGGCAACATTTAAAATATCAAAATTAGGAGAATTTGGTTTATTAATAGAGGGATTAGAATCTGATGCTGGGCAATACTTAGCAGAAGACAATGTAACTATAAGTCACAGAGCATATAGATGAGATCATTCTATTACTATTAATACAATATCTTATTTGAATTCTGAAGGTTTAGAAACTTTTAAAGAATATAAATTTGTAAATCATGAAGTATGTTGTGCAGATAGATCAGAGCTTCAACTTGATAAAGATGGTTTGTATAGAATTGCACACATAATAATACCTACAAAAACATGAATAGATTTTGCAATAGGATTGGGAGAAAATTTTAATTTATATAACAAAGTATATTTTTATGATAATGGTAAAATATACTTATGAAATGGGAATAGTTCAACAGAAGTACCATTTTCTGAATTTTATAATGAAGCTCCATCTGAATTAAATACTATAATTAGGTCAGATAAGAATACATTTGCAATGTATTATTTAAATAAATGTTTTAGTACTTTAGTAAAAGACATATTAAAAGATCTACCTACTTGTAATAGTACAACTTTAGACAAAAAAGTTAATGATAGAGATTTAATATGGATGTTTATAAATGTTATTAAGTATTGTTTGGATACAGCACAATTATATGAAGCACAAAGATTTTTAGAAAAGTTAAACAAGTGTAATACTATTTGCACTGATATAAAACCTTCAAGTAATGGCTGCGGATGTAACTAATTTAAAAATACAAACCATACATAGATTTGATGAGTGGTTATATGAAGCATCTTATGGTCATTATAAAGATTACAGTATGATACTTCATATGATATCATTAGTACAAGTATGAAATGATATAGATAATGTAGAACCTATTTATGAATTTTTAGTAAATAATTAATATGTTGCCGAAAAATAGATATGCTTGTATATCTGATTTAAAAGATTACTTTAAAAAGACAGATCTTTTAAGTGGACTTACAGAATTTGAGAAGAAAGAATTAAGAAGGAATATTGGAGTTGTAGATTATATAGGAGAAGATGGGCAACCTGCTCCAATTGAATTAACATATTTAACACTATTAGAAACTATAAATAGAAATTCTTTAATAGTAGGAGCAAAATATATAATTACTGACTTTCAAACAATATATTCTTCAAATGTAGGTACAATAAGAGAAACTTGAGGTTCTACTATAAACCCGTCTCCAGTATATAGATTGCTTGTGTCTGCTTTAGATGTAAATAAGTTAGATTCTAGAGCTTATATTGTAGGTAAAGATTGACAAGTAGAATATGATATTACACAGGAAACACTTGAGGACGGTGTTAAAACTAAAGGTAAAATTACTTGACTAAAAGACAATAATGGTAATTCTGCATACTATGATTTTAAGAATGTAAAATTTAGAAGGACTAGAGAAGAATTAAGAAATACTACTATAGAGATAGCTAGTCCTTATTTAGATCTTTTTACATTCTCAACAATAAGAGAAAATGATGTAGTAGAAGATTCTTCAGAAACAGTTTTATGTGAGTACAATGTTTTAAAAGAAAATTGTTGAAATAATGTGTTTATAGGTGATACTTATAATAATATATTTGAGGCGGAATTTAAGCATAATACTTTTATAAGAGGATGTTATAATTCTCATTTTCTATGAAATACTTACAATAATCTATTCCATGAACCTGTTGCTTATACAGAGGGAAGTATATCTAATAAAGTATCTCCAATAGGAAATACTGATTTCTCAACTTCTATATCAAAGACAATTCATAAAGTGAATGATGCTACAATTTTATCATTTTTAGATCCAATTACCTATTCTTATCAAGTAATAATATTATAGAATGGAATTTATAGACTTAAATCAAGAAGATTCTCTTATAAATATAGATGATAATTCTTATTTATTAAATCCAAAAGAACCTATAATTGAAGACGTAGAAGTTCCACAATTAGAATATATACCTAAAGTACCAAAAGATAATGAGGAGCTTGCTTTATTAGAGTCTTGTGGTATAGAAAAGTTCTATGGTGATGTATCAGAAGAGGGTTATTTTAAATTAGAAAATCTATTTTCTGAATTAGTAAGCGACTATCAAAGAGCCAAAGCTAGATATAATTTAGGGATAGCAGAAGAGTATGCTTTAGTGTGGGGGAATATCACTGGCTCTATAGAGAATCAACAAGATTTGTATGCTTATATTACTAATAAATTTATAGAATATGTAAATATGTATTCTGAAATTATTAATAATTTATTAGTACAATGGGCTATAGAACTTAATTATAGGTTAGATCAAAAAGTTGATAAATATTCCCCACACTTAGAAGGCGAACCAACAACTACATTACCTAGTATAGAGGATGATTCAGATAGAATTGCTTCTACAAAATGAGTTAATGCTAAATTAGCCATAAATGAAGATAATACATTAAAATGGCTTAAATTAAATAAAGATTACATGTTTGTAGATGATCCTCCTCAAACAATAACTTTATCTTGAGACTTCTATAATAATCCACAAGAAATTTATGTTAACGGTTCTTTATTAAGTCCTCTTGCTAGAGAGTATAATTTTTATAATATAACTAATAGCTTTTCAATACACTTCTCTTATAAAGTAAATGATAAGTGATATAACAAGTATCTTACTTTTCAAAAAGTAAATGCTTATTACTATGGTACTAGTGATGTGGTAGCATCTATGACAAAAACTAAAGATTCTTTAATAATAGTAAATTCAAATGCTAATAATTTTGTATATTTGTACATCCCTAATGATATGAATGCAAGACTTTTTGTAGATAATATATTAGGTGGATTTAGAAATATCGGAGGGACTGTTATTAATGGAATTAATTACTACCTATACAGAACAGTGAATTCTGGATTAGGACAATTACATATTACCTATGATAAACAATAGACAAGTTAACATATGGAGAGGAAATGAAGAACCTCCTACAATTTATCATGTATGAATTTATAATGATTTATCTATAAAACTCTATAATGGTACTGAGTGAGTTACTTTTACAGACAATGCATTTGTTATAGATACACTTAATCAGTTATTAGGCAGAATAGATGAGTTAGAAGATTTCATGGATAATAGTACCATAAATGGACACAAAATAAAGGATAACCCAGTATTAACTGCAATTGATTTAAAAGCAGCTAATTCTGGAATATTTATAAATACAAATGATGATGTTTCAAGTGCTTTAATGAAATTAGATAAATTACTTGATATAGAAATTATTGAATAAAAAAATGGAAAGCAAAATAATTTATGCTAAAACAAAAGCTGCTTTTCAGAGAGAGTTGCCTAATATTCCAGATAACTTAAATCCTTTAGTATTTATTGAGGATACAAGAGAAGTTTGGATACTAGGTCATTATTTTAGTATAGGTTCTCCAGGAGTATATGTTACAGAAGAAAATAATATTATTAATGTAGAAATAGGGCAAAGTAATTTTACAATGTCTGCTTCTGGAGATAATATAGTAATAAGAAAAGGACTTGGAAATGATATTATATTCTCTAGTCCAGCATTAACTTCTATAACTACAGAGTATCCTTTAAGATGGGACTCAGTAGCCAAAAAATTAATACACGAAAATACAAATATTACTTCTGGATCTTATGGTGAAACATCTTCTCATGACAATGCTAGCTTAATTACTATACCATGATTTATAGTTAATAGCTGGGGACACATATCTGATGTTACAAACAGAAATATAAAGATTAGAGACTATGTAGAACAGATTAGTAATGCAGCTCTAACTGGGAATTATAATTTATTAATTGGGTACTCTGATAATGAGTTAACAGAAACTAATACTACTAGAAAAGCTATTGGAGTAACCTACAATGCTGATACTCATGGATTAGAGGTAGATGGTGGTATAAATGCTGGTGGAGATTCTTCTATATCTGGTAATTTAGTTGTAACTAATGGTAACATTATTGGCACAATAGAAGGAGATATTACTGGTACTGCTAATCCAAAAATACACTTATCTGAAGAACCAGAATATGGTGGTGCTTCACTAAATCTATATGGACATGTTAAACTTCAGGACGAATTAAATGGGGTACCAGCGCCATCAAGCAATAATGCAGATATAAACTCTGCAAGTGTTGTTAATGGTGTTGCAGCATCTCCTTATATGGTTTATGCTGTTAAAAATGAGTTAATTGGGATAATAGATAATAAGACAGTAAATGGTATTAAAGTAAATAATGATATTATAGGAATACCTGCTATACCAGATAACTTACAAATAAGAACAGAAAATGGATTACGTGGTGGAATAGATGTAACAACTGGAGAGTTAGTTTTCAGTTCTGTTTCTATAAAAGGATATAATCAGGATAACCAACTTACTGATATAACAGATAACTTAAGATTTACAGATGATTTCTTAGTGGATAATAATAATTTATCTATTAGATGGAAGTATATTAATTAACAATTTCTAATAAATGAGTAAACTAATTTATTCAAAAACTAAAGCAGGGTTTGAAGCTGCTTTCCCAGACAAGACAGCCATTCAGAGGTCTATAGTATTCATGGAAGATGGTTATCTTTGAACACATGGGCAGTACTTTAAATTATTTAATGATAGTGCAAACCCATTATTTACTTCAGTACTTACTGACAACACAATAACTATAACTGATGCTACTAGCAAACTTATAACATCTTTTAATGTAGGTGTTGTATCAGTAATTGGAGATAGTATTATAAATGCTACAACTACAGATGGTGAAACTACACTATCTCATAGTAAACCATTTGCTGCAAACCAAACAATTGGGCCTGCTGCTGATAGTTCTACTACAATAGTAGTTCCACAAATAACTTTCAGTGCATACGGACACTACTCTTCTGTAACTAACAGAACTGCTACACTAAATAATGTACTTGCAAGTAATGCTGATGCTACTAATACTACACATTATTTATTAGGTTCAGCAGCTTCAACAACTGCTACAGAAGCTATATATAAAACTTCTAAAATTACTTTTAATCCTTCAAATGGATTGTTTAGTGCCATTACTATTCAAGAAAATGGTACTAACTTAGCTAGTAAATATGCTCCTTTATCACACACTAGTGTAGTAGGTAGTGATTCTGTACTTGGACACTTAAAATTATCAGACTCTACTACTTCTACTTCTGGGGTAGCAGGAGGTATTGCAGCTACTCCACTTGCTGTTAAAACAGTAATGGATACAGTAAATGGTTTAATATCTGCAAATGATGCAATGGTATTTAAAGGTACTATAGGTACTGGAGGAACTGTTACAACACTTCCTACTAATGGATATCAAGCTGGTTGAACTTATAAAGTTATAACTGCTGGTACTTATGCAGGCAATCCTTGTGAAGTAGGTGACTTAATAATAGCAATTAATGATGGCCCAGCTACAGGTTCTACAGTAATAAATACTGACTGGACTGTTGTACAAACTAATATAGATGGTTCTGTTACAACTTCTGGTACTTTAACTGCAAATCAACTAGTAGTTGGAGATGGTACTAAGACAGTTAAAACACTTAATGCTGGAACTGAGGGGCAATTTTTAAAAATAGTAAGTGGTATTCCAGCTTGAGCTAATCCTGTTTATAGAGCTATAAATATCAATGGTACAGAAGTATATTCTGCTTCATCCTCTACAACGTTTAGAATGGATAGTGGTACTGGTATTTCATTAGATTGAGATGGGACAAATAATAAAGTTACTGTAAGTACTGTTCTTCAATCTTTAGGTATAAATAATTCTGGAACTTCAGTAGGTAGTTATATACCATCTGGAACTACAAATAATGCTATTAACTTTACTTCTGGATTAAAAGCTTCTTTAGCTTCTAATGTATTTACTGTAGAGCATACTAATAGTATTACTGCACTTACAACTCTTACTTTAGGAAAAATAAAATATGATGCACAAGGTCATATTACAGGATTTGAATCTGTAAGCTCTCTTCCCAATCCAACTGCATTAACTCTAAAATTTGATTCAGGAACTACAGAAGGAACTAATTTATACACTTATGATGGTAGTGTAGCTAAAACTGTTGATATAAAAGCTGGGACTAATGTTACACTTACTAAAGCAGCTGGTGTAGTAACTATAAGTTCATTAAATACAACTTATTCATTCTATGATTTATTGTTTAAAGATGTAAATGATGCTACTATAATGACTTATAAACCATCTACTTCTCCTAGTAAAACCATTAAACAGGGTGCTAATATTACTTTATCTGTTACTGGGGATGTACTTACATTAGGAGCTATAGATACTTGAAGAGATGTTAAATTAAGGACTCCTGGAGCATCTTCTGCTACTAGTATAGGTACTGAAATATTAACTTTTGGAGAAGAATTCAATTGGGACGCTACAGGTAAGGAAGTTAAAATAGGATGAGCTGAAGTAGCAACTGATGGTACAGTTACCTATGCTTTTTAATAACTTTATAATATATGGCTTATAAGACAAAATTTCTTAATTATGCTACACAAGCTAGATTCGATACAGACTTAGCCAATGGATTGATTGATAGTAAATCTATAGTATTTATTCAAGATACTAAAAGAATCTGAACTCATAATACTTTCTTTGATACTTTATGAGGTTATATAGGAGGTAAGCCAGCAACGTTTCCACCATCTGCACATACATTAGACAGTCATTCTAATGTGACCATTACTGGAAATACTGCTGGAGAAATACTTAAATGGGATGGTAGTAAATGAATTAATAATACTTTAACTGAAGCTGGAATAGCCACACCTGGAGATATTACTACTGCTGTTAATAACCTCCAGATAGGCGGCAGGAATTTAGCACTGAATTCCAAAGGTGAATTTGGGTGGGCTGTCCCAATTACCACTACCGAACCCTTAAATATCGGTGATACATATACTTTATCTTTTGATGTGATAGGAAATGTAAATGGAATTATTTTCATAAACAATAGTATAACAAAAACTTATGACCCATCAGGAACTGGATGGAGGAGAAAAAGCGTAACTTTCACGTTTATAAAGAATGATTATTTAGGACACGAGATTTTCCCACATATATACAATGCTGATTCGGTTAAAAACGTAAAACTCGAAAAAGGCAACAAATCAACCGACTGGACACCAGCACCAGAAGACCAAGTAAGCGATTGGAGTGTTACTGACACTACATCCTATGCCTATATAAAAAACAAACCTACAACATTAACTGGTTATGGTATATCTGCTTCAGACTCTTTATTGACAAGTAACTTTCAGACTAAAGATAATGATTTAACTGCTATAGCTGCATTAACAGGTACAGGATTCTTAAAAAGAACAGGAACTGATATTTGGGCATTGGATACCAATGTAGCTTTACAGAGTGATTTAACAACGGCAGTAAATAACCTCCAGATAGGCGGGAGGAACTTGATTGCAAATCGACAAACAATATCATTAATAGGTGCAGATTATCCATCAGAGTCAACTGTTAGTTCAATAATAAATTCAAAAGGTGAAAAAGAAATAACCGTTACTACAACTACAACAAACGATAATGGCCGTGCATACAGATACCAATTTATACAATCTTTTTTCTCTAAACCTATTGAGAATAAAGAATATGTATTTAGTTTTGACTATAAAACAAACCATGATGGAGGAATGGTTAAGTTAGATTGGAGGAACGCATTCGGTTATTCATATCGAATTTTAGAAAACACAAATGAATTATGGAAAAGAGGTTATTTTGTATGTGACTGGAGAGGTTATGTTGCTGGTTCTGCAAATCTTCTTATAGTATCAGTTAAGAATAATATTATCGGTAATTATGCCTCGATAAGAAATATAAAATTAGTTGAAGGAAATAAAGGATGGGATGATTCGCCAGCACCCGAAGACCAAGTAAGCGATTGGAGTGTTACTGACACTACATCCTATGCCTATATAAAAAACAAACCTACAACATTAACTGGTTATGGTATATCTGCTTCAGATTCTTTATTAACAAGTAACTTCCAAGCAAAAGATAGTGATTTAACTGCTATAGCTGCACTAACAGGTACTGGCTTCTTAAAGAGGACAGGTGCTGATACTTGGAGTTTAGATAGTAGCACATATAGACCGGTAGGTGGAAGCTGGACTGGTGCTAGTGTTCCCGGAATAAGAGAATTTGGGTTTGTATCTAACAATGGACAAGGTGAAGTAGCTTTTAAGTATGATAGCAGCAGCGGCGGAGTACTTAATATGATTATTGATGGTGAAATATATTGTACAGATAATTCATATAAAGTTTGGCATTCTGGCAATTTTAATCCAAATAATTATTTACCATTGGCTGGTGGAACGCTTAGTGGAAACTTATTTATTCCAAACAATGTACGTATTATTCAAAATCAAGCTAGTACTAGCAATTATACTACTGCTATAAAATGGTATAAAGGAGGTGTTTCTCAAAATATTTACGACCCTCAAATTGGACAACACAATACAGGAGGTACTGGTACTGGAGCTATTACAATTTTACCTTATTCAACAAATATAGATCCTTGAAATGGAACTGTAGGACTGTATCTAACAGAAGCTGCAATTAAGTTTAATAATAATACTATATATCATTCAGGCAACTTTACTAACTTAAATCAACTAACTACACGAAACTTTAGTGATTTACAGAATAAACCCACTACTCTTACTGGATATGGTATTACTGATGCTTATACAAAGCTTCAAGTTGACAGTAATATAACAGGAGCTATTGATAATTTACAGATAGGCGGAAGGAATTTAGCACTGAATTCCAAAGGTGAATTTGGGTGGGCTGTCCCAATTACCA